GAAGAAGCGGCCAAACAGGAAACCGATTTCATCACCCATGTGGTGTTCAGCCGGAACGATGGTTTTCTGCAGCTTTACACCGGCATCAAGGATTCCCTGCTGGAAAAAACCGGCCTGTTTTACTGGTATTGGCAGGAAGATGTGTACGCCGAGGAACAATTCGAGGGCAAAAACGCCATCGAAGTGGAACTGGCGGCAAAGTCCGGCGAGATCGTGGACCTGGTGCCGGACCCGCCCGCCGAACAGCCTGACAGCCCCGATCCGAACAGCCCACAAGGCCTGCCGACATACAGCTTCACGCTGAAACGCCGTGTTTCGCCCGGCTGCGCTCGCATTCAGGCCGTGCCGCCGGATGATTTCTGCATCTCGGCCGACGCCCCCTCGATCCGCGAGGCCACCTATCACGCCTTCCGCTCGCGCCCGCGCGCCCAGGAACTGATTGCGCAAGGCGTCGATCCCGACATCGTGGCCCAGCTTCATGCCACGGCTGAGCGTGAAGGCAATGACACCGGTGTCGCTCAGGCGCGGGATATGGCGGGCGAATCCGAGGCAGAGACCGCCGACAGCGGCGAACTCCGCTCCGTAGAGGTGGTGACCAGCTTCCTGCGCATCGACGCGGATGGCGATGGCAAGCCGGAATTGTGGCAGATCAGGACCGGCAACGACTTCGGCGTGCTGATCGACAAGGAGCGGATCAGCGGCTCGCGCATGTCGGCGCTGACGCCGTACATCAATACCCATCGCTTCCACGGCCTGTCTGTGGCCGACAAGCTACTGGAAATCCAGCGGATCAAGACCGTACTGCTGCGCATGGGGCTGGACAGCGCCTATTTCGCGCTCAACCAGCGCGTGGTGGTGGCGGACCAGGGCGCCAACGACTTCACGATTGACGATCTGCTGCTCAATGAGCCGGGCCGGCCGATCCGTGTGAAGGATGTAAACGCCATCGAGCCGCTCGCCGCTGGTAGCCTGAATTATGACGTGTTCGGCGCGCTGGAATATGTCTCCACCATGGCCGAGCAGCGCACCGGCATTGTGCGCAATGCGCAAGGTCTGAACCCCGACACGCTGCATGACACGGCCAAGGGCGCGCTGGCGCTGATGACCGCGGCGCAGAAGCGGGTGCGCCTGATCGCCCGCATCTTTGCCGAGACCGGCCTCAAAGACCTGTTCCTGGGTGTCCACGCGCTGATCCGCGAGAACGCGACGGCGCCGGCCAAATACCGGCTGCGCAACAAATGGGTGCCCATCGATCCCAGCCAGTGGGCCGAACGCAACGACATGACCATCGAGATCGGTCTGGGCGCGTCTGGCCGCGAGCAGGAACAGGCATCGCTGCAAGGCTTGCTGGCCGTCATGACGCAGATCGTGGGCTTGCAGCAGGGTGTCGGCGGCCCGTTCGTGATGCCGAACAATGTCTACAACCTGTTGACCAAACTGACCGAGACGGCGGGCCTCAAGAACCCGGAACGCTATTGGACCGATCCCGGCAATCAGGTGCCACAGCAGCCGCAGGACCCGAACGCGGCCAAGGCTGCACAGGAACTGCAGATCGCTCAGATCAAGGCGCAATCCGATCTGGCGGCGAAGAAATATCAGGCCGATGTCGATTCACAGACGAAGGTTTTCCAGATTCAGCAGGAGATCGCGGCCAAGCTGCGCATCGCAGGCCTCGATAGCCTGACCGACATCGCCACCAAAACCCATTCTGCCCGGCTCCATGCCGCACAGCAGATCAATGTCGGAGGTGAGCCAGGATGACGGACATCATCAGGCGCGCCGCTCAGGCAGCAGTCGAACTGACCGAGACTGAAGCCGCCTTCGACAAGATGCACGAAAATGCCATCCGGCTCTGGGTCGGCACGGGATCGAGCGAAACCGAAAAACGCGAAGATATTTGGCGCACGATCAAGACTATCGATGCTGTGCGCAAGGAGCTTCGCACCATCATCAACGCGGGCAAAATCGAACAGGCCTCCCGCGACGGAAAGCTGGCCTGAACGCGGTCAAGCCATAGGGCAGCCGCAAACCAAGCGAGGACGATATGCCGAAAGCAGCGCAACCCGCGGACGCGGGCAGCGAAGCCCTTTCTATTGACGATGTGGTGGGCCAGTTGGATGCGGCCGATACCGATACCCCTGATGCTGATCTTGATCGCGATGAACAGGATCGTGACGAACCCGAGGCCGCGGTCGAAGAAGATGCCGGCACGGATGATGATGCACCGGAAGACGGTGATGAAGGCGAGGCAGAGGATAGCGAAGCCGAGACCGCCGAAGACGATGGCGACGGCGAAGACGCCGAGGAAGACGAAGGCGAGCCGGAAGCCGCTGCCGTAGAGGCGCCGCACTGGTGGAGCGCCGACAAGAAAGCGCTGTTCGCCAAGGCGCCACCCGAAATTCAGGCCGCCGTTGCAGAGCAGGAAAAGCTCCGCGAAGCCGCGGTCACCAAGGCCCAGCAGGACGCCGCAGAGGCGCGCAAGAAGGCCGAGACCGATTCATCCCAGATGCAGCAATACGTGGCTGCGCTCAACGAAATTCTACCCAAGGCCCAACAGACATTCGCATCCAAGTGGGATCGGATCGATTGGAAGGCCTGGGCCGACACCGATCCTGAAGCAGCCATGCGTGGCCGCATTCAGATGGAAGAGGAAGGCAAGGAATTGCAGCGGCTCAATGTCGCCAAGCAATTCGCCGACCAGCAGCAACGCGCGACGTTTGTGGCGCAAGAGGAAGAAAAGCTGAAGACGTTGGCGCCGGAACTGGCCCACCCGGAAACGGGCAAGGCGCTGAGGACGGAAGTCGGCAAGTTCCTGATGGAAAAAGGGGCAACGCCGGACGAACTCGCCAACATCGATGCCCGCATTCTCAGCATCGCATACGACGCATACCGCTACCGCCATGCGCAGGCGAAAGCCCAAGCGCAGGCCAAGGCAAAACCAGCCGCGCAGCAAAGGAAGCAGAAAACCCCGGTGATCACACCGAGTTCTGCGCCACCGCTGCGCTCTCACAAACAGGCAACGATCGACAAGCTTCAGGCCCGGTTCGACCAGAACCCAAGCCTTGAGAACGCCGTCGCGTTGCAAAACGCAATGGAGCCTTGAAATGGCTGCGCCTACCAATACCGCGACAACCCTGACGACCAAGGGTATCCGCGAAGACCTCGAAAACATGATCTATCGTGTCGAACCGGAGGAGACGCCGTTTATCTCCAACATCGGCACCGTGAAATGCACCAACACCTTCCACGAATGGCAGACCGAAAGCCTCGATACGCCTTCGGCCACGAATGCCCATCTGGAAGGCGACGACGTTGGCACGCTCGATTCGCCCAACAACACGGATCGGATCGGCAACTATTGCCAAATCTTCCAGAAGACGACTGGCGGTTCTCGTACCAACGAGATCGTCAACAAGGCCGGTCGCAAATCCGACCTGCACCGGCAGAAGACGCTCAAGGGCATCGCACTTCGCCGCGACATGGAGATGCGTTTCCTCGGAAACTACGCCTCCAACGCGGAAAGCGGGGCCACGCCGCGCCACTCTGCTGGGCTCAACGCCTTCTGCACCACCAGCGTCAGCAATGGCGCGGGCGGCAGCAATGGCGGCTTCTCCGGTGGCACCGTCTCAGCCGCCACGGCCGGAACCACGCGCTCATTCACTGAACAACTGGTGAAAGACGTGATGGCGACGGCGTTTTCCAAGGGCGCCCGTCCGTCTCAGGTCTATCTGGGCGGTACGGACAAACAGACCTTCTCCACCTTCAACGGTATTGCTTCCAACCGGTCTGAAGTGAGTGGGCAGAAGCTGGCAACCATCATCGGCGGTGCCGACGTATACGTATCGGACTTCGGGCCTCTGCGCCTGATCCCGCATCCGTATGCGATCTCGGACTTCGCCGCCTTTGTCACGCCGTCCATGGTGGCGGTGGGCACTCTGGATGGTTACAAGGTCGCTCCACTCGGAAAATCCGGCGACAACACCAAGTTTCTGATGACCCGTGAATGCACGCTGGTTGTCAAGAACGAGCGTTCGCACGCGATGATCCGCGCGATCTAATCCACTCCCTGAAGCCTGAAGGGGGCCGTTCCATTGTGGGGCGGCCCTCATCTTTTTGAAGGAATGAAACATGCCCAGAGTGCAGTCTGAACAGATCGATGCGGAAACGCAAAACGCAGTTGAGAGTCCGCCGTTCGACGGCGCCGTGAAGGTCCGTGTCGTCAAATTCGGAGCCGGGAAGGTTTCGAAGGGCATCCACGTTGCCGAAGAAGGCGACAAATACGCAGATCGTGACGAGGAATTGTGGGTGGACAGCGACACCGCTGGTGCGCTCGAAGAAAATGGCTTTGCCGAAAAGGTATGAGCTTTACACTTCCGTTCGAAACCTCGGTTCCCGGCGTTCGCAAAGAATGGGTGGACAACGAGGACGGCACCATCAGCATCGTTTCCACGCAGGATGTTGAGCCCCATCTGGATTACGCCAAGCAACTGGCGAACATGGATGCAGGCTGGAGCCCAGACAAGACGTTCCGCCGGGCTGCGCACATTCCAACCATCATCTGGATGAAGTGGCTTCGCGAAGAAGGCTGGGACGCTTACGCCCCGGAAAACTTCGACAAGCTGCGACAGAAACTCAATTCCTCGGACTACGCCTATCTGCGCACCGCGCATTG